ACAATCGATGTTATGACACCGCCGCCGGCTACAGCAGTTCCTGTCGCTGTTTGTCCACCTGCTGGTGCGGCTGCAAAGGCAAGAGTTGGTTGTGAAGTATATCCAGTTCCTGCATTAGTTATTGTTACAGATTTAACTGAAGTTGAATTCCACGATGTAAAGTCTGCCATAGAGACTTTTAATGAATTACCCTTTGTGCCAGCATATCTGGCTGCCCAACATCCTTTTGATGCTTCTCCACCAGAATAACTTTCGTCATATATGCTTTTATTTTTTATTAATAGTCCTGAACCGTCTGAAGTAGCGTTTAAGGCGGATGAACCGACCTCTCTAACCGTAAGACAATTTGACCCATATGCTAGGAATGATCCCGCGGTCATGAAGTCTTCGTATTCGCTAAGTCTTGGCTTACCGAACCGATCTACTAGATTATTTTCTGAGTCTACAGACACAATTTCATGTGCAGGACCCCACTCAAAGTCTCCACATATGCCACCTATAGTCGTGGCGACAGCGGGAACAACATTCGTAAGGTCTTGTTCTTGTATCAGAACTCCTGGTGATAGCTGGAAAGCCATGTTGATCTCCTCGATGTTAAATTATTATAGTGTTACTAAGTCTTTCGTCTGAATTATTTATAATAATCCCGTTTTCTCATGATCTACCCATACCCACGCATCACCATTTTCAACAAATACTTCAGGCTCTTGTCCTGTATCGATTATACCAAAAGGTGTTAAATTAGAAGATATCGAACTCATCTGCGAATTGTACAACTCTTCTCTTATATTAACATCTGTCAAATCTCTAAAAAATACATTGGTTGATACCCAACCAAATAATACCAAACACATTGCTAAATCATCATGATAACCTTCATCAGCCACAAAAGTTCCACTCTTCTCAACAAAGGTGGATAATTCAGATATACACTCAGCATCAAATAATAATAGTTTCTTTTCTTCTAACAATGACTTTAAAGCAAAACATCCTTGTCTTTTTACAGCCTTAGATGTCTTTACACCCAATCTAGTTGTTTTACCAAATCCAGGAGAAATATATTGTTTGTTTCTATCTTGAACGGTACTGAAAATATTTTCATATTCCAATTCTTGATGTAATATATCTACTACCTGTTGTCCAATATCATTAGTTTCTGTCAAAACATATGCATTATTAAAGTCAGTTGCTACTTTTTCAATTATATTAGGATATAATAGGGGTGATATTTTATTTTCCCTATATTTACCTACAAGTCTAAATGGCACCTCTGTTATATCAATTAACACAAATGCCGAATAATCTCCTCCAACACCTCTCGATGTGTCGGCGACTATCACATAGTATTTATTCTCTTGTGGTTCTTCGTATATATCTAGATTATCTTTAGTATATATGGGATCCACTGAAGACATAACACTCAATGTTTTAGAGTTAATCAAAGTATTAGATGATCCTAAAAATTCACATAATACTTCCTGATTGTACTTCAATTCTCCTAGTAATCTGAATTGTTCTTCTGCCCATTTTTCATCTCTACCTGGAATTTCAGTATAATGAATGAACATATTTTTAAATCCATTCGTACCCTTCTCTGCTTCGTTCCAGAATTTCCAGAAATGATTATATCCAAGCGGTGTAGATGTGAGAAGAATCTTTGTTGTCTCGCCAGCAGAGATAGTAGGATATACAGATGCGAAAAAATCTTCTGCTATATTGTTTGGTATGATGGCTGCCTCATCAATATACAGCCAGTTTACAGATTTACCTCGAATACCAGAGGCAGTTGTTGCTGAGGTGAATACTACTGAATTATTCTCTAAATCAACATTACCCTTGTTCCATGTCTTAACACCTTGTTGCATCCATACAGGTAAGTTTTCATACATGATCTGATATCTTGACATCACTTCTCTGGCAGCCGCAGTTTTGTTTGCCATAATTGCAACAGTTTTATCATCATTGAAAATCGTGTAATGTAAAATGCATGCCGCGGCAGTAACAGTCTTTCCTTGTTGTCTGCCTTCCATAAGAATTGCTTTACGCTCTCCCATGATAAAGTCAACTTTTCTTTTTTGACAATCATACAACTTAAATTTTTGCAATCCTTGATCCAGCGTAATGATATGACAGTAATTTTCTATAAAGTAAATTACATCATCTTTACACTTTAGATATTCCTTTATCTGCTCTTTAGTAAAATCGTGCTTATAGCCTACAGGCTTTAGATTGGGATTACCATGATATGATGTTTCAAAAACAGTATTAGTCATGCTCAATTATTTTCTTCTCTTCTTCTGTATCTTTGTTAAGCATCTTCAATAACTCTGAAGTACTGCCAACAAAAAGATTATTATTTGTAACTGGTCCTTGATCGGGGTTAAAAACTTTATCTATTCTTTGTTTTTTATCTTGAATTTCCATAGCATCTTTCGCGCCCTCAGACATGTTTTTAATTAACTGTCCCGCAACTTCGTATGCTCTTGGATTATCGCTGTTCTGGGCTATAGCAAGAATACCTTGAATTGCTTCTTCATTATAACCTTGCGATCTTTTTAATGCTTGACGAGCCTCTTCAAAATCAGTTTCGATTTTATTACCACTATCATCCTTAATAGCAGGAAGTTTAACTTCTTGAGTCTCCGTCTTTGCAGTCTGGAATGTTTTATCCAGTGCATCAAATACTTTATTCTTCATCATCATTACTCAAATGTTTGTTCAAATTGTTCAATAAATCTAAATGGATCATTAGGACCCGGTGAGTCTACATGTCCTTCTGGACCCTCGATAACTACAGTTGGCGCAGAAGTGTATCCAGAACCACCACTATCAATATCTATTCGTGTTAATTTAGTTCCATCCATAACAGCAGTTGCAGTGGCTCCACTTCCTCCACCACCAGTAAATGTAACATTGGGTGCATATGTATAGTTATCACCAACATATGTGAGTGCAATAGCGTTGACAGCATCACCACTGATAGTAGCAGTAGCAGTTGCTTTAGTGTTTGCAATCTCATGTGTCTGCTTAGTGTATTCTCCTTTAGTAGTAGCCAAGTCTTGGCTATTGAATACAGATGCTATAGATTTTCTTATATAGTCTTGATCAGCAACAAAACCATAGTAATTCAATTTCATAGTAAAATTGAAAGTCCACACAATACTTCTTCTAGTGTCATAATCTCCTTCATATTGATCTTCATAAGATATACCATCTAAAATTATTTTGATGTCTCTTTTAATTCCCATTTCAGGAAGATCATTAACTGTGACATTAAAATCTGGATTAAAGTAGGGCATTATCTGCTCAGAAATCTGTAATGCATCTTCTTGATTTTTAGCAAAAGCATATAACTGAATCGTTAAATCATAGGGTGTAGAAACAAATGATGTTTTATATTGTGTTGATCCAGAAGACGGCAAATTTCTATTCTTTTGTATAGGAGATATCTTTCTTTCTGGATCATATTGAAATCCAGTTATCTCAAAACCCATGCGAGGTAAAGTCAATGCTACCTCACCACGACTTTCTATTGAAGGTATTTGTTCAATACGAGCCAAGAATCTTTGCTTTGGAGAATACGCTAATGGAACACGAATGCTCTGTGTAGTTACACCAGATGAATTTGTTCTATTGATAATAATATTATTAAATATCATTCCAAAGGCAACAATAGCCTTCTTTGTTGTTTGGTGATAAAAGGTCTTATCTCTAAACATTATTAATCTCCTAACTCACCAAATGGATTCCCCTCAGAGAAATCTAAAATATCACTTAAATCATTATATGTTAAGAAGTCAGCGGTATCTGATCCTTGATTTGATTTCTGTGTAGCGAATGATTCTAATATTAGTGAAGAACTATCTTCCAGTTTAAAGATGTCTCCTGATTCAAGTTGTACCTGATATAACAATGTATCAAGACTATTATCGGTTTCAATAGCATCAATGTCTGTAACTCCGGTATCAAGTTGTTCTGAAGCGTATTCAAACAATTCACACCGCATTCTGAATACATAAATCTTACCAAGTTGATAGAAGGGGTCTTGAAATTCTACATATTTAATTTCAAATATAGATTTAGTCTTTGGAAAATACAGTAGGTCACCTTCTAATGGTCTAGACCCAGACTGCATAAAAGTACCACCAGATACCTGTACCATCTCTTCCCATCGTCTCCTAGAGAGAACAAAGGTAACTTGATCTCTTATCTCTAAGCCGAATCTAGTAAATATTTCTCCTTCACCCTCGTAGCCATCAACATTCTCCATATACATCTCTAATGGATATGCTTGCGTAAATTTTGAAAGAGTATCTTCGTCAAATATAGTATCTCTATTAACTAGAGTTCTGGGCATATACCATACATCATGTCCATATATCTTTATACTTTCAAGAACGAGGTCTTCTACTAAGCGTTGCTCAGATGTAGTTCCTGAGGTATTACCTGACTGAAAATAAAAATTAGTCGCCACAATATTATCCTATCATCATAGAAGGAGGTAATTCATATTTTATTTGTGCTTCTTCTTCTATTTGTTGTATTTCTGCAAATGCTTCCTGATATACTTGATCGCCATTGAGTGTTACACCACCCGGTAATGTAATTCCTCCAAACTTCTTCATGTTTTCACCCCATTGTCTTTTAATGAGGGCAGTACAATATCTCTTTAAAAACATGTCATCATAGATTTCTGTGTAAGTCGCTGGATCTAAAACTGCATACGCTTCTGCAACTATCCAATCACCTATGTCAAAAGTTTGATCCCAATCTGTGTCTATATAAAGTCTATCTGTTTTTCTATTCCATCTGATCTGTCTAGCGGCAACTAGTAAATTATCAAGAGTGGAAAGATGGGTTTGAATCATTGAATAGTATGTCATATCTGCCGACAACAGATTATACATATCGTTCATTCTAAATTGATATTGTAGATCAAATAAATTATTGGGATTTCCAGATCCCGTAGTAGATGCACCACCAAAATTGAATATTCTTAATACAGATAGAACACTATTTGAAATTGGTACATATCCATTTTCTATATTTCCAGCAGAATATGACTGAACAGTAGCGGTGGTTCCACTATCAGTACCAGTAATAGTTTCAGCCGCTTCAAAGACTCCTGTGTTTGGATCTGGTTTTTCTATTACAACAGTTGTAGCGGTAGTCTGTTTAACTTCTGCCGTTGCAGAAGAGGTGCCACCAGTAATTGTTTCACCAACAATAAAATTAGTACCGACAGATGTAGTTAATGTAATAGTAGAACCAGTAATTTGATGTTTTACATATGTTCTTTCTGTGCCATCAAAATGATACTCTTGAAAGAATTGTAACCCATCGTCTACTCGGTCACTTATCTGATCGTCATCGACATTTATCTCTATGACTGGATGACCGAGTCTTCTAAGACAGTAATCAATGAGTCCTTGTCGTGTTGATAAAGCCATGTGAACCCCTATGTAAGATTATATTTATCTCACTATTTATAATCCTTAAGATTGATTATATGCGTATAATAGGGCTTTCAGTGTAGCAATTTCTTGTTGTACAAAGGCAGTAGTCGCTATTTTAGTGTCATCTGAGCCAGAAGCAGCCGTAGGAGCCGTTGGAGCACCCGTAAGTGCAGGACTAGCAAGTGTCGCATATGTTGAAAGATCGGGTGGTGTATATGTAAATTGTCCATTAGAGTTGTTATA